GTTTTGATTTCCAGTTGCTTCTTCTCTTTCTGAATTCGACGTAGAAAGGCGTAGTGGATAATCTGCGTAAAGTAAGCAAACGGATTTTTAGATTTCTCTGGATCGAAGTTGTGAATGTACTGAACACAGTTTTCAATACCATCAGAGATCATATCGTCTCTGAACATATAATTCACAAAGTTTGGTTTATATGACAAATGCGTTGCAATCTTAAGGAAGCACTCACCCAAGTAATTAGTAATTTGTGGTTTACCTGGCCAATGTTGAGATCTATCTGCCTTGGTAGGTTCTCTACCGTTGATCTCCATAAAACTCTTTTCTACTTTCGATCTATAAACGATCAGTGCCTCAAGTAGTTCTTTGTTATTAACGTAGTGTTCTGATTTCTTTTTAGACATAACATTGTTTTGTTCAATAAACTATCGTTATGTATATTATATCATATAATCAGGACTTGACAACATAGTGAATCATAAGTAGAATACCTTTGTTAGGTTTGAAGAGACAGCTATAGCTTAGCTTTCTTTAGTATCTTCTTTACTATTATAGAGTTTTTCAAGCATCTTTCTTGCTTCATTTACTGATGATATATAACCCATTTTATTATCAGGTTTTACTCTTCCATCATCTTCAAAGTCAACATCATCATCTTCTAGATATCGATTATAAAATTCAATCATTTGACCTTCTTTTACTTCGGTCATAGTGATTATTTTGTCATACTTTATAACGTACATCTGATCAGTTGGTATTTCCATCCAAGGTTTTACTTTGACATATTGACCAACGTGATTACGCATAACTTTCATAACCACTGGGTTCATCAGTAGAAGTATGGGGTCACCATCATTCTCGTCTACACTAACGAGTGCAAATATTTCTTCACCTGTAACTAATTTTAAAACTGCATGGAATTCTTCGCCCATATTAATTTTTTAGCGGTATGTTTACTATGTCATAATTAAAATTCTCTTCGTTATAAACTTTGATCCTTTCAATTAAATGATTAAGTGTGTAGTTCTTCCGTGCCTTGTAGGAAATGTCGTCAGCAATGTCATAGAGAGTTGCCTTTGTCTTATTATTGCCTTTCCTGAGCACGCGACCAATAGATTGGAGATTCCGTATTCTAGATTTGGATGGAGAAGCAAAAATAACATTATGGAGGTTCTTGATATTGATACCTGTACTAAATGTTCCGTATGAAGCGACGATAATCGCGTTGTTTTCCTTCTCTGTAATCTCCCTTACTTTTTCTCTGTCTTCTGTTGCTACACCACCATGAACGAAGAACACATGGCGTTCTTCTACACTACCAGTATTTATTAAATCATAAAGTGGCTGCCCATGTCCTTCAACTCTTGAAAAGAGAATCAGGGTATTGCCTTTAAGATCTAAAGCAAGATTTCGGATAAATTTATTACGTCTATCATGATTAATAATATATTGAACTTCATCCTCAAAAGTTTCAAACTTATGTGCTGGGTGTTTTAATAGCAGCACATTGATATCCAACTTTGCTACGTGTCCCTTCTTCATCAGTTCTTCAGTTCTGATGATTTTGTAAGATGGACCGAATAATCCCTCTAATACCCATTTGTGTGTTTGGGTTCCATCAAGAGTACCAGTAAATCCATAACGATACTTTGCATCAGAAAGTTTTGTCATTATAGATATTAATGATTTACTTTTGAACTGGTGCGCCTCATCCCCAACCACAACTGAGAATCTCTCAAAATACTTTCGGGGGAGTTTGTAGATCGATTGCCAGGTAGTAATAATGACTTGAGAGTTTGTCTCTCTTTCTCTACCAGCGTATATCTTGTGGCAATATGAACCTACGTCCCAGCCATAATCTGCAAAATCTTTATACATCTGTTCTACTAGGGAAGTCGTCGGAACAACTATCAGAGTATTTTGTCCGCGCTCAACGTGATATCTCACAATCGAATATATCATCAGAGACTTTCCAGAAGCAGTTGGGGATATCAACAACCTTCTATTATGCCTTAAGGCGTCGAATACACCTTCAACCTGGTAATCTCTAGGGGCATATTTACTAACCGAAGTCATATAATCTTTCACACCCTCTTTAGAGATCATCTCATTGACCTCAAAAGGAAGACCATAGAACTTGTTCTCCACGAACTCGTAGGTGTATTCGTGGTCCTTACAGAACTGTATAACCTTATCTAACAACCCAACGTATATCTCTCCATTCTGGGTGTTAAACAGACGTATTTTTCCATCCCAGTACTTATTACGATACTGAGGCATAAATTTAGCACCTGGAACCTCAAACGTAAACTGGTCTGCCAGTTCATAATATACGTGAGGATCCGCTTTAACCTGAAGAAAAACTTCGTTCTTCTTCGATATAATCAAGTGAGACATAATTCACAGGATTCACCTATGAATATTTATTAATGCATCTTAAACTTATATTCTAAGACAACTCTATATAAAAAATTTTTCAAGTTTTCAAGTCTTTGTTGTTCATCTGGATGACCACCTGGCCAATTCTCCCAACGATACTTTACAGACTCGTATAGTGTATACAAGTCTTCAGCACCAAATTGTAGTTCAATGTAGGGAAGATCCTCATCAAAATTATCATCTTGATAAGTCCAATCGTCGTCGTTCATTAGAATCCTGCTTGGAACTTTTGCCATTCAATGGCGTTCTTAATCTGAAAAGTTCTATTAGCAACCGTTTTAATGATTTCCTCTAGAAACTTCAGAGTGGTATCATAATATCGTATCTTCATATCAATCTTATTTAACCTCTCATCAGCATCTAGATAACGCTGTATGGCATCCTTTTCCCTTACTTTATATGGAAATGGTTCTTCCTCATATACAGATGGTTCTGCCTTACCTGTGTAGAAGTTATGTCTTTCTAACTTTACTTTGTTATATTGTTCTCTTGCTTTTTCTCGCAACAAAGTAATAGTATTGTACAAAGTATAATACTTAGAATGAAGTTGTGGAATCTTCAGAGATTCATCATGTAGATTATCAGGATCTATGACAGCATCTTTCCGCCACATCTCCTGAATTTTGTCAAGATCCATTAAACAGAGGAAGTCAGTTGATATACAGTATACTTGAATGTTGCCTGTGCTGTAAAGTAGTTGACATCGGTTGATGTTGCATCAAAATCCAAAGAACTAAGTGATACTGGAAACATATCTAAGAATTTTACCTTAGCAATCTCATTAAAGTTGCTATTTAAGATACGAAGTGTGCCGTCAGCAAACTGTTCGTTCATTTCTCTGGCACCCGCAACATCAGTTGTAGCATCTTTAAACTGTTGTGCAGTTTCTGGAAAACCAAGACCTGTAATCCAATCATGGACAATTCTATAGTTTTCCATATTCTCATCAACCAAGAACTGGATGGTAAGATCTCCGTATGAAATCTTTTCACCAGGAATCTCAATATCCTTAAGATAAGATGATTGAGTTGCCGTTCCTAATGATATTTCTGGTATCCTAGCAGTATTACAGAAAAAGTCAACCTTAGGATACTTTCCAAGATTGAATTTGAATCCAATTCCTGATAAGAAATTTCTATTGTTAATCTGATTTGGCCAACTACAATTGCCTGCCATTATGCTACCCTCTTAGCGATCTTTGTTGCAGTGGCATACATAACGCTCTTAGCATCATCACCATAGCGATCTTTGAAACCCTTCTTGTCCTTTTTCATGGACTTGACGATTTCTTCTTTCTTTTCTTCTTCAGATTTAGTGAGTGCCCTCTCACAAAATTGTTGAAAGGTAATCATTAGAGCTTTTTAGATATTTAGACAAAAAAAGGGATCCCGAAGGATCCCCAGAAGTATGTGAACCGTGATCACATGAGGTTGTTAACACGAACGCGACGATAGTAGCGGTTTGCGTTTGCGCTGAGTGCGCCTGCGCCAACGTTGGTGCCTTCCGCGAATGGGTTAGCAACAATACCGTAGCGAGTCTTGAAGCCGATCTTAGGCTGGAAGGTGTCCTGACCAACGGCACGAACCATCTGAAGAGGAACGTATGGGCAGTAGAACAGACCAGCGTCATAAGGGGAAGCACCCTTATAACCGACAACGTAGTACTGGGAAGCAGCACTGTTTGCAGAATAAGGATCGATGTATACACGATACTTACCTTGCAGAACACCAGCGAAGGTGTTACCTGCGTCGTCAACCTGGAGTCCAGCGTTGAGTGCAGGGGTGT